TTGTTTTGTACCGAGTAGTAACCTTCAACATCTTTTTCTAATATCGCAAACCCTTGTGAGTAATTATCAACGTGCTTACAATATTCTACGTTTGGATGCATAAGGTGTCCTGTGGTCCAGCAAGTAAATACCTCCTCATCAAATTGATTCTTGGTTGTATAAGATTGGACTTGATGAACGTGCGAAGCTATTGCGCTTTGTTTTACTCTATCATATAATGTCTTCGCTGGGTTTACACCGCTACCCCTTCTAAATGTAGTATCTCCGTGAATGATAGGTAATTTGCCAAACTTAACGTGGTCTATGTTTTTAATCGGAATGATGTTAAAAGTGTTCAACATAAGTATTTCCTCAATCTCAAACTTTCCGTTTAACCCTAATAACTCTGGTGCTTTTGTTCGCATATACCTTTCGTACCTAAACTCGTGGTTTGCATCTAAGTTGTAGTAAATAGGAATTAAAGGAAATGATGCTCTTATAAACCCAAGCATCTCAATAATAGCCTCATATTCTTCGTCAAACTTTCTTACTCTTGGGTCTTTCTGGAAATCACTCAATTGATAAAAGTCAACCAAATCTCCATTTATGAATAATGAATCAATCTTCTGGTCAATCAAGTATTTAAAACAAGCATCAATTGCCTTTGGGTCGTGGAACGGAACTTGTAAGTCGCTTATAAATCCCATTTTCTTAATTCCCAATGGCAAACAATAAATTACTTTCTCCTCTACCCAAGTAGGTGGTTGAACAAAGTGTGAACCTGTACGCTTAAAATCTTCTATAAATTGTGTATTCTTTCCTCTTGATGCTTTATCTTCTCCAGTCTTACCCCTATAATATCGTACCAAATATCTAACGTTTTCTTGATTGTCAAAGTGTGCGCTTTGCTCCTTCATAATCAAAGAAGCTAAAGTGTTAGATGGCATCCATTGAGGATATTTGGCTAAATAGTCCAAGACTATCTGACCACTCATTGTGGTTTTGCTTCCGCCCTTTTTTTTTGTTGTTGTCATAGGTTTATTTTAGGTTAGTGAGTTTAGAATCAAATCTGCTTCTTCTTCTCGCCTTTTTACAAGTCCATCCAATCCAACATTTTCCCATAATCTTTTGCTTCTTTCTATTTGGTCGGCAATGCCCTCGTAATCCGCTTTTGCCACAAGGTCAACTATTGCCCTCATTTCCTTTCGGCTATCGCCATCTAATTTATTTCCCCTGTTATAAATCATTGAAACCAACGCACCTCTTGTGTCCTCATTTAACATATCTATCTCTGGGTAAATACTTTTAGTTAAAGCATAGTATTTAGGTAGCGACTTATTAACGAATACATCGTAGGCAAAATTGTATGCAATTCTAACTTGTAGAATTTCCCCTCTAAGCATTGATTTAACCGCCTCTCCTTTAATACCAACTACTTTCCTTAAAGCGTGTAAAAAGTTTAAATTTAAGCCATCCCAATCGCTAAAGAATTGATTATCCCTAACCTCACTTAAATTGTATCCTATTCCGATAACAACTCCGCTTTCAGTTAAGATAGGTTTTTGGTATCTACGTTCGTAAACGGCTCTACCTCCGACCTCGTGTTTAATAATTAGTTCAATAGCTTTCTTGGAGATCATATTAGTAGTTTTGGTATGTTGTTTTACCATTTACCCTTACTGCTCTTAATAGTTGCTTTCTTTGTTTTCCTGTTGATTCATAAGAAACGTGAACCCAATCTGGATTTTCTTTTGTACCAAACTCCCAGATCATCTGGTCAAAAACTAAATTGTCTTTAATGTAATCAAATACCATTTTGTTAGTTACACCGCTTGGTGAACCATCCATATCAATATCTATTGCCTCACCAGAACAATGCTGACTGGTTAATGAACCGCCAATGCATTTATTAAGTTCTATACTACGATAACCGCTTGAAATATGAATAGGCACTCCAAAGTGCAATCTTACAGGCTCGAATACTTTCTCTGCTAATAACTTAAAGTTCTCAATGTGTAAAGGGATAGGCATATTGCTAATTCCGTTTCTCTTTGCTGATTCGCTACGAATAACCTCGCTTAAATCTAAGTGTGCTGATAGTTTCATAATTTATAAATAAAATAAGTTAAAGCTATTATCCAAAAGATAAAGCCAATAATTAATGCTCGTTTTTCGTTATTCGGCATCTTTCTTTGTTGAGAATTTGTCAATAGTGCTTGAACCCATTGCTGCTATACATATAGCCATAACTGCATCGACAAGTTTGTCGCTTGGTGCTACTTCTAAATGACTAAAAGAATTAGCCAATAAAGTAATACATAAAAACAAAGCACTTAATAAAGCTATAACTCTTTTTGTGCTAATTGAACCTCTTTCATCCGATAATAAATTTGCTATCCATTTCATATTACTGTGTTTTAATAAGTACTAATGCCATAAACAATACTAAAGTCCATAACCTATTTATCCCTTTTTCTTTCTCAAAGGCTTCTTTGAACTCTTGGTCGATTCCTGTGGCTGGTTTAGTATTTTGGATATGATATCTGTAAATGTTGATTGTATCTTGCTTTTTACTAATTTGATTAATTGCTGAATCATAATACTTTGTTTTAATTTGTAATGAATCTATTGTCTTTTTATAACCTAAATACAAAGCGTTTATTTCTTTGCCTTGCTCAATGGTCATTATAACAACCGAATCTTGTTTAATTTTCTTTATTATTGGGTATTGCGAGTAGCTTGAAACTGATACCAGAATCATTACTAACACTATCCAAAGATGCTTTAACTTCACTTAATTCGGTTTTTAATATTTTAACTTCTTGTTTTAATTCGGTTATTGTTGCAACTGCTTTTGTAACTAACTCTGCTTCCTTTTTACTTGCCTTAGCTTGTACTTGAACTGACAAAGTATTTGTTTCCGATACCTTATTCATTAACTTTTGGAACTCAATATCATCTTTTATGTCCTCACTTTGGTTTTGAGCCGATGCCGTACAACCGAATAAAAATATAAACAATAAGTATTTCATTACTTAATAGATTGAATTTTACCCAAACTTTCAAGCGTGCTTAGTTTAGCCGTTGCAGATGCTAAAGATGAATCGCATCTTCTTAAAGCCACTTGCATAATATCAACCTTCTCATCTAACTTTTCAACTTTAACCCCTTGACTTGTAATCTGGTCTTTAAAGGTAGAACGCACATCAATATACAGAGCAGATATGCCACATAGAACGATGAATAAAGTAGCTACAACAGGATTTTTTGCGAAGTCCTTGAACGATACAGGTAATGCCATTTTAGAACAATTTTATATAATAACCCAATGAATAATGATTTGTAGTTGCGTTTATCGTAAATAAGCCGTTTTTAGCCGTCTTATACCCTAAACCAAGTCCTAAGCCGACTTTATTGTCAAATGCCCTTAAATCGCCTATAACACCCAAATAAACCTCTTTTTTAGGCTTTGGAGTGATAGTCTTTGTAACGTAGATAGTTTTCTCGCTTATTTCAGCTTTGAAACTCCTTCCTTGAATCTTGTTATGTGAGATGGTATCTTGAATGTATGCGTATCCAAGTGTGTCTATGCGTATCGTATCGGAATACGAATAAACACGGCTATAATCGGATAAAATCTTGATTGTATCGTGAACTATCGTTGAGTCAATTAAGTAGGTAGTGTCTAAAACGACAAAAGGGATTGATTTCCCTTTAATAAACTTAGTAAAAGTTTTCTGTTGGTAAACTGTGTCGGTATCTATGATAACCGATGGTTGACCTATGTATGAAGATTTGTCCTTAATAAAAAGAAATACAATAATAACCAATATCGCTATTACTATATTCTTGTACATTACTTGAACTTTTTAGTCGCCTTAATGTAATATCTTGCAGCTAAAAGACCAGAAACAATAGCAATCAAACTCGCTATAAGAGAAACTATGGGTTGCACATTTGCAACACTAATAAATGCGGATGTTCCGCTAACAATAGTTAATAAGTCCGATTGATTGCTATTATGTACCATTACGCTTCAGTTGATTCTTGTGGTGGATTTTGCTCTGCATTTAACTTACCTAAGAACTGCAATAATGGTAAACCATAAGCAGTTGGGATAGTGTTGATAAACGCTTCTAATTCCTTGATTTGTTCTTGATTAATTGTTATCATAGTTTTTATTTTATATACAAATATAGTTAAATATTCAATTTAATTACGGATTTGTAAAAGGTAGCGGAAGTACCACAATCGGTGGGTTAACTTGATTCTCTATTTGTTGGTCTAAATTAAGGTCTAAAGCCTCTACATCTAAAGAAGCATCCAACCAACCACAAACGATGTCATAAGTTAAGTCCTCGTAAGGGATAAAGTTAGTAACATCATCCTTTGAGAATGATTGAGAACCATATACAGAAGCAAAGTATTCTACTTCGTTAATTGTTTCTTTTGCAAAGCGAGTCCAATTGACAGTTATTACAAAGTCAACTAATTCCCCATCTTGAGGAACGCAAGCCATTTGATTAATGTACCAGTATTTCATATTATTTATTTTCTAATTGTTTAATTCTTGCTTCTAATTCTTGAACCGCTTTAATTAATGGAACTACTATGTAAGAATATCTAACGTTTTCTACTTGACCACTTCCATCTTCATTTTCATAATCTGCTAAATATGGAGAAACCTCTGCTACTTCTTCTGCTATTAAACCTAAAATTACTCTTTCTGGATGTTTATAATACTCTTCTTTGTATGTAAATGTTTTAGGCTTTAATGCTAAAATTGTATTAATTCCACTTTCATTCCAATCGTTAATGTTTTCTTTATATCTCATTGATGATGCAGTACCTCTACCAAATTCATAAGCACTACCAATATACATATTTGGCACATTTGCAGATGTGTTAGTATATGTTGCTTGACTTCTAATTAAACCTGCACCACCACTATATGCTACTTGCAATTCACCACCCGATGTGATGGTCATTCGTGGACTATTGCCTGTTCTTATACTAAAATCACTTGCACTTGTTGTTCCTACAAAAGAGTCGCTACTAACTCCACACTCAAGCATCACTGTTGTACCAGCAGGATTTGTTATTTTTACACCTTTCGTTCCATCTACTGCTGCATTTGCAACCCCTAAATGTAATAAAGCCGTTGGACTAGGCGTTCCGATTCCAACGTTACCACCGCTTATGATACGCATAGCCTCACTTGCAACTCCAAGTGTAATAGCAGTAATATCACTATCTTGACCTATTAGTATTTTATTAGAACTATCAAATGTTACTAATGTTCTATAAGCAGTATTAGCTGCGTTTCTTCCTACTAAATAATATCCATTTTGTATTGTTAATAATTGTGCATTTACACTACTTGAGAATGTAGCAGCACCAGTAGATGCTATTTTTAATCTTTCAACTATACCTGCACCTCCATTAGTATAAAACAACAAATTACTTGTAGATGTAGATGTATCTCTTTGAACACTTATTTGTGCATTTCTACTTGAACCATCCATAAATGCCATTATACCTATGTTCTGACCATTTGTATTAGTTGTTACAGTTTGTAATTCTAATACACCAGCTTCACCAGCAGCCGTTCCACCTCTTATAGTTAAAGTATTCCATCCAAAGCCTGTTACATCAGGATTAATAGTTCCAATTCCAACATTTCCAGAATTTGTAACACGCATTAATATTTCTGTATCTGCTTGATTTGCGATATACAACCCATCAGAACCACCTGAATAAATATAATTTACAGATGTACCATTTGAATAAGCAAATCTTAATGAATCATACATAAATCCAGCACCAGCAGCTAAAGTAAATGTTCCGTTAAAATAACTTGAACCATTTACAGATAAAGTCTTAGTTGGAGCAGTAGTACCAATACCTACTCTACTATTTACACCATCAAAGTGAATAATTGATGTAGTAGGTAACAAAGTAATCGAAGTTGATGCACCTATTGAGAATCCACCATTAGCATTTATTGTTGAATATGGGTCGTAGATGTGCATATAGTTGGTCATACTACTTAAATTAAAAGTATTGTATAACCTACTTGTTCTACTATCCATATATGTTTGACCACCTATATTAAGAGTTAAACTTGCATTCTCATAACCATTATTTAATCTTGCTCTTGGCGCACTTAATGCTCTACTATTTAAAGTAACAAATGTTGCATCTTGAGATATATCACTATTGCCTATTGTTGTAGAAGTTACAAATCTTGGAATATAATCTGGTGTTCCACTAATTGCTCCACCTGATATATAATCCGTTCCAGCAACCGCTGCTACAATTGTACCACTTGCATTTGTTTTTAATAAAGCAGAAGTTACTGATTGTGTTATAGAACCATTAACAGTTAATAAAGAAGTTAAAGAAGCTGGATTGCCTATTCCTATAAATCCGTTTGCACTATTAACTCTTAAATTCTCTGCTCCAATTGTAATAATTTGGAAATCTCCTTCAGCCGTTAAACTTAATCCACCATCAAAGTTTCTTAAGTTAGCCGATAAGTTATTGAACAAAGCTAATCTTACACCATCGGTTGCAGTAAGACCACTTGCAGCATTATGTAGCCATAATTGACTTTGAGTGCTATTGTAAATATCTATTCCGAAATTAGGGGTTAAAATATTAACTCCTAAATTACCAGCTTCAGTTAATGAAATAAATCCAGTTTGGTTAAGTAGAGTTAAGTTTCTTGCAGATGCAGTTCCTAATTTAGCCGTTTCTATTGTATTACCATAAGTAGAATCTATTGCGATTCCTATTCCGTTATAATTAGAAGCACCTGTTTTGATAAGTAAACCATATCCGCTATTTAAAGCAGCATCAGCACCTATTGTTGCATTAGGTACGCTTGTGTTTACTCCTAATCTATTTGTTGATGCATCGTAAATAAATCCAGCTTCCGATGTTAAACTTGTTGGACCATCAAAATATGGCACTTGTCCGCTTGTACCACTACCAGTTATTCCTGTTATAGTCCAACTTCTATTTGCACTTAAATCGTATGTTTCTCCATTAATAGTTAAAGTCCTTGATGTAGGAACATAAGAACTTAAATCACTTGCTAAAGCTAAAGTTCCACTTGATGCTGGGAATGTATAAGAATAAGATGCTGCTGATTGAAATATCAATGATTGAGCATTAGAACTACCACTTAATTGCACGTTTAAACCATTAGTAATACCAGCAAGACTTGTATATCCAGCTAATCCAGAAAGAACACCATTTTTAAGGAGCAATCCAGATTCATTTCTAATAGCCTCGTTAAATGTTTTAGTTCCTGTAATTGTTTGAGTAGTACCTATTGTTACAAAATTCGTAGTATTTGCAGAATAATCAGGTATGTTTAATACTCCAGTTGTATTGTTATAAGTTGCAGGACCGCTTGTATTTGTTGTAGTTAAGCTAATTGCTAATCTTGCTCTTGCATCAGTAAAGTAAAGGTTTGTTGCTTCTATAACTGCCGTTGTATCTAAAGTTTGGAATGTCTTATCTCCTCTATAATATTGTAATGTAGTTCCAGCAGTAATAGCAGGTTCTTTCGCATTAAATACTGACCAATCCGATGAACTTAACTTACCAGTATTTGTAGCCGAAGCCACAGGTAGGTTAAAAGTATGTGTATCACCACTTGAAACAATGTTAAAGTTTGTTCCGCTTGTTCCTGTAGTTATAAATTGTGATTGATCTGTTAAGTTATTTAAAGAAACCATACCCTTAGATAAGGTCGTAACTACTTGACACAAATGACCATTCTCGGTGTGTAAGGTTACTGTTCTACCATCTACATTTACATAAATTCTAATTGCTAATCTATCGGTTAAAGCTAAGGCAGCAGTAGCGACAGGAATAGCAAAATAGTAAGGTGCTATTATAGTTCCTTGATTAATATACTCTGGAACTCCAACGCTACTACCTAATAAGGTAAAAGTTGTGCCATCGTACTTATAAAGTTCTGCATAGAAAAAAGGATTGCCTGTATTGTTATTTACACTAAAATAGAACTCACAATTAAAGTTACCGCCAGGAATTGATAATACATCTGGGTCATTAGCATCAGTTAAATAACTTGCCACATATCCTGTTGTTGAAATAGCAATATCAGTTCCAGCACCTATGATTGGTTCTTTACTTAACTCTCTATAAGCTACCCCACCTATTGTACCTTGACTTACACTTGAGTTAAGATAGTAAGAAACCGAACTACCACCACCACTTGATGTTGGAAAGTCAGCTAATGTACCATCACCTCGTACATATTGAGAAGCAGCACCATCTAAAGCGGTTATTACACCACTATTAGCCACTACTGGACCTTGTATATCCCTAATCTTTGCTTCTCCTGTTACTTGTAATTGACTCATAATATTTTATTGAAATAATCCTCTAATATATTCCCCAGCTGCTAATGCTCTACCAAAAGTAAGAACTCCTGTTGCACTCACAAACTTCACATCATCTCCTGTTGGAACTCCTGTTGTTAATATGTTTTGCGCATCCACACCACCTCTTGAAACGTAAAGACAAGCATAACCGATTGTGTCAGCAAATGTAATTGAAGTTTCTCCACCACTTGCCGTGTAACCTTTTGTCTTAACTGGGTTAGCACCTACGATAATCACACCGCTTGGGTCAACCTCCGTTCCTGTTGTATTGTATGCTCCGCTACCTTGTAGGCTAATATTGTAAGTAGCCACATCATTTTGAGGTGCGTTTATTGCTAAACTTGTTATATTACAAATTCCGTTAATAATTGTTAAACCATCAACTCCATTATCCACCACAAACTTAATCTCTATTGCTTCTCTTGTTAATTGCTTATCTAACATAAACAAATATGAAAAACCACTCAAAGTAATTAAACCATCACAGGTTACACTCCAAGAAGCTATATCGTTCTTAAATTGTCTAAACCAAGCACTTGATTGACTTGTAACTTCTTTTTGTTCTACGCTTACATTAAAAGTACAAGTTGTACTACAAGCAAAAGCCACATCCACCTCTGGTTCTACATCTGTCCTATGCCAATAAAGCATTACGTTATTTCCAATTACTGCTGCCATATTACAAAGTTAAAGATTTATATTAAAGTTTAAGTTCCAAAATGGTCCAAGTTGACCAGTGTCTGTAATATATTCAATAAACGTAAATACGGCTGCATCATCGTTAAATATCTCTATTAACTGAATTCCATTTACTTGTTCAAAATAAGAGTTAGTGCTTAATCTATTAATTGCAAACTTTTTGCCACTATATGATAAATGACCAGTAGAAGTATCCGTTATTGTATATACCTTATCTAAATTTATGTATCCGTTATCAGCTTGTATTGCTCCCAAATCCCCTTCTAAAGTAGCTATATTCCTTTGATAATTCTTAACATACTGATAAGCTAAAAAAGTAAGTACTTGTGATCTATCTATATCTAAATATTCAAAATACCAATCTGTTAAAAATACCCCATCCGAATCGTATAATGAACCTAAGGTTAAAACTTGTTGACCAGTAGTTGAAGGGTAAATCTGCCCATAAGGTATTTCAAACACTTTTAAAGTTGATTGGTCATTTGTAGCAGAGTTATTTACTACGGCATATTGTACTTCTGTTTGACCTTGTGTAAGTACAAAATTCCTAACCTCTGTGCTATTATTATCGCAAAGTATTTTAATATTTAAATAACCCATTAAAAAAGTAGTACCAAAAACACCAACTAAAAATGGAGGAATACTTTTAGTAAAAGTTGCCCAATCATTCTTACCATCCCAAGCTGGGAAAGTTATATAAGTAGATGCGTTTGTCTGCCAATTACCAGCATTATCTAAATATTTATTTCCTGATCCTGTATTTAATAAAGCTATTTGTATTTTAATGTCAACACTATTTTTATGCTCTATCTTTAAAGTTGTAGGAAATCCACCAAGATAAGGGGTATATAAATATGAAGTAGATGGTCCTAATATTTCTAAGTATGCATCTCCTGTACCAGCTGATAAAAAGTAACTATTAAATTGTTCGTTTGGATAATCTATTACATAAGCCTGAGCCGTACCAGTTAAAGTAGTAAACCAACCATTAGCACCTAAATTAGGAGAAGTTCCAAATGTTGTTTTTAAGTCTGCATTATGAATTAAGTTAATTGGAGAACTATATTTATTTCTTAACTCAATATTATAAAATCCTTTCCTTAATATTTTTGTTTGTGTATTGTCTATAAAATGAACGTTACCATTTTCGTATGGTGCAATATTTACAACATTATCTAACAATCCTGAACTATCTATTGTAATTGCTGAACCTACATTGTACTTTGTGTAATACCTTGTTGTAGCAGCTATCTCCATTGTAGAAGAAATCCACCAATCGCCATTTGCTTGATACATTCTGCAATTGTAAGTACTTAACATATTTGTGAGTATGTCATAATAGCTTAATCCTACAAAATCCCTTCTATATTGATATATCTGTGAGAATGGTTCGTTTGCAGTTCCATCCGCCCTATTTAGCATACCATCTGCATAAAATGAAGCAGCAATCACTAAAAACAAATCTTCTGGATAACCTATCAAACGTAAAGCATCAAATATTACTTCCGACCATTGTTGTGTTGAATTAATACTTGCAGCTACAATATAAACTTGTGCCTCTAAAAATGATATTGCATCAATACAAACTAAAGATGCTTCGTTTATTCCTGTGCTAAAACCAATTTGAGCATAATCGTTAAATAAAAACCCTCTCCAAATAACATTAGCACCTTCTTTATAAATTACCCAGTATTTTCTATCATTCTTACTAAGTACATCTGGAAATTGGGTATAGTCATCTTCTGTTTCTAATATTATACTAATATTTAATTGAGTACTAATAATAGTAGGGTAAGGTAATTCTTGACTTGAGTTAGGTTGTATTATAATTGAAGTTGGAGTATAAGTCTTTACAATACCAGCAGTGTAATCTTGTTCGTAAATTTCTACTGTTTGAGTATTCTCGTTTCTTAGAATTTGACTTATGGTATATCTTAATCCGTATGGCATTATGCTAAAGATATTGATTGTCCTTTTAAATTAGATGCTTTTTGCGCTCTGTTTGTCGCTAATAGTAAATCTTGACCTTTTAATACAAATTGACCTCCTCCATTTCCTCCAAATAACATTCCCAAACCAGAACCTATTGAACTACCTATTTCAGTTGCACCACCAGATAATCCAGCCATAATTGATTTAAATAATAAAGCCTGTGCAACCATTGAAATCAACTGAATAACTATTTGTTTAAATGCTTGTTCCAAAGCTAACCCTACATCTTCTCCCATAACCATAGCTTGAATTACACTATTAAATGCTGGTGCAAGTAAGTTTGTAATTTCTTGTGTTTGGGCTAACTGCATATTTAAGATTGCTTGAGCCTTAGCTTGTTCATTTATATCACGAGTTGCACTTATAGCGTTAAAACCGCTTGTTCTACCACCCAATGGTGCATTTCCTGTTGGGTTTGTTATTGTTGGAGCAGCACCTCTTTGCATTAATACAGGAGCAGTCATTCCCTCTGTAATTGGTCTTGCTTCTTTACCTATTTTTTGTATATTTTCAGCTACTTTTTTTGTTGATTTAGCAGCTTCATTTGCACCATTAGTAAATTTAAAAAAAGGGTCTTTAGTAGCAGAAACATATAAATTATCAACTTCAGTTCTTAATCCTATAATTTCAGTCTTTAATCCTTCTGCTTCTACTCTTGCTTCTTTATTTGCATCTCTTGAATTTAAGATTGCAAGTTGATAACCGATTGCAACACCAGTAACTCCTTGATATGCATTTTTTTGTTTTTCTAAATTATCATAATAATCTCTACCAGATTGTACTATTTTTTTATTTGCTTCGGCTAATGCAATAGTCTTATTAGCTAATTCATCAATATATCTTGATGTTATTGCTTGATTTACTAATGATTGTGTATATAATTCAACTGCTGCTCTTGCTTGATCTACAGTAGTAATTGTTGAAGCATAAGCCTTATTTACTTTACCTAATTCTGTAACTACTGCTTTAAATGCCTCTGCCCTTCTTTGCTCACTTACATTTGCATTTTGACTTATATTTAAATATGCTTGTAATTTAATTCCTGTTTCAGTTGCTTCTGCTCTTGCATCAATTAAACTTTTTGCAAACTTATTTTCTGATTCAGTTGCCTTGTCTGTTCCTTTTATAAAGTCCATTATTTTAGGACCGAATGCAACTATGATTGATGAAACCGCACCTAATGCCAAACCAATACCAGCTGGACCCATTAAACCACCAGCCATTGCTTTTAAAGCACCTCCTGTACTACCAGCCTCAACTTTTAATCTTTGGAATGATTCTAATAAAGGGTTTAAGTTATTTGCAATACCCATAAACCCATAAGGAGCATCTTGTGCTACCCTTGATAAATTAGATAAAGCATTTGTGGCTTGTCCGCTAACATTACCAAAAGTTTGCATTTCAGTTTTTAAGCCTTTAGAGGTCTTAATAAAGTTTTGCAAATTTGCTGCTGCTTCTGCCGTGTCAGCGGTTATTGTTAGTTTTAACGTTTCTTGTGCCATTTTATTATTTTACTCCATACAACTTTAATGTCCTTGCCAATTGTTCTTGTGTTATTTTTGGCTTATCATCTTCAACTTCATCAGTTGGCAAAGGAAAGAAACTTTTAATGCTTTTAGGACTTTTATCAGTTGTATTAGCTTTATAAATCAAATAACTAATCATCCTTGTTCTTTCCCATTCCTTTAATTGTTTATTATCATAAGCCTTTTTATACAACAAAAATTCTCGCCACGTCAATTGCCAAAACTCGTTAATCGTTAAGCCAACTTCAATAGCGAGAATAATTATTGAGTCCCAACTATAAAACCCTAATTTTTTTTT